TACGAATGGTTTGCTGCGGGCAACGCAGGTAACCCGTGTTTGGTGCTGCCAACCGGCTCCGGCAAAAGCCACATCGTGGCGGCGCTGTGCAAAGATGCGCTTCAAAACTGGCCGGAGACGCGCGTCCTGATGCTGACCCACGTCAAGGAGCTTATCACTCAGAATGCTGAGAAGATGCGCCAGCATTGGCCAGGTGCACCGATGGGTATCTATTCCGCCGGGCTGCGAAGCAAGCGCCTGGGCGAGCCAATAACTTTCGCCGGCATTCAATCGGTGCGAAGCAAGGCGCAGCAACTGGGCCATGTTGATCTCGTCATTATCGACGAGTGCCATCTGGTGAGCCACAAGGACGAGGGCAGCTATCGGCATCTGCTGACCGATCTCACCGCCATCAACCCGGCGCTTCGCGTCGTGGGCCTGACAGCCACGCCATACCGGCTGGGCCACGGGCTGATCACCGACGCACCGGCCCTGTTCCACGCCATGATCGAGCCGGTGTCGATTGCAGAACTGATCTACAAGGGTTTCCTGTCCACCCTGCGTAGCAAGCCCACCAATGCCACGTTTGACGTGAGTGGCGTCCACAAGCGGGGCGGAGAGTATATCGAGAGCGAACTGCAGGCGGCGATCGATACCGACGAGAACAACGTCGCCGTGGTTGACGAAGTGATTGATCGGGCTGAAGGGCGCAAGGCGTGGCTGTTCTTCTGCGCCGGTGTCCACCATGCCGAGCAAATCGCGGCGCTGCTGAACCAACGCGGGATCCCGGCGGCTTGCGTGGTGGGCACAACACCAAAGGCCGATCGCGAGCGGATACTGGCGGATTTCAAGAGCGGCCGCCTGCGGGCACTGACGAATGCAAACGTCTTAACGACCGGCTTTGACTATCCTGACATAGATCTGATTGCCATGCTGCGGCCGACGATGAGCGCCAGCCTGTATGTCCAGATGGCTGGGCGCGGGATGCGCGTGAAGAGCCACATCGATCACTGCCTTGTGCTCGACTTTGCGGGGGTGGTGCAGGCGCATGGGCCGATCACCGCTGTGGAGCCGCCGAAGCGCAGGGGCGATGGCAATGGCGAGGCGCCGGTCAAAGTCTGCGATGCCTGCAATGAACTGGTGCACATCAGCGCCCAAGTCTGCCCGACCTGCGGGTCGCCGTTTCCAGAACCCGAGAAGCCAAAGCTGGAGCTGCACTACGACGACATCATGGGCATCGATGTGCAGAAAATGCAGATCACGGAATGGAGATGGCGCAAACACACGAGCCGTGCCAGTGGCAAGGAAATGCTGGCCGTGTCGTACTATGGCGGCCTGAGCGATCCGCTGGTCGAGGAATATTTTCCGGTCACGCACGGCGGTTACGCCGGTGAAAAGGCGGTGGCGACTTTGGGCATCATTGCCAGCAGTGCTGGCGCGCAGTTGAGGCAAGGCATCACGCTCGACGGCGCCGCTGCCGTGATGACTGCCTCAAGGCCGCCAGCGGACATCACATACAAACGCGATGGCAAATATCATCGGGTCATTGGGAGGCTGTGGGGATGAGTAGAACTATAATTTGGTTTAGCTGCGGTGCCGCCAGCGCGGTTGCTGCAAAGCTGATGCTGTCTGAACAGCCTGCTGCCGTGGTTGCATATTGTGAAACCGGCAGCGAACACCCTGACAACGAGCGGTTTATGGCCGATTGTGTGCGGTGGTTTAACGCGCCGATTAAGCGGCTATCCAACCCTGAATATCTCGACACTTGGGATGTGTGGGAGCAACGCCGTTACATTGCCGGCATCGCGGGCGCTCCATGCACCGGGGCATTAAAAAAGCAGCCGCGCATTGCATTCCAGAAACCCGGTGACGTGCATGTTTTTGGCTATACCGCTGACAGTGAAGACGTGGAGCGCGCCGAACGCTTTAAGCTGCATAATCCTGAATTGCTGGTGCGATTTCCGCTTATTGAACGCGGTATTACAAAACAAGCCTGCCTTGCCATGCTGCAAAGCGCGGGGATTGAACTGCCGCCCATGTATGCGTTGGGCTTTCAGAACAACAACTGCATCCCATGCCCGAAAGCGACCAGCCCGAACTACTGGGCCGCGATGCGCCTGCACTTTCCCGCCGACTTTGACCGGATGGTGAAGCTGTCACGCGAACTTGGCGCGCGCTTGGCGCGGATGCCGGGCGATGTGCGGGTGTTTATTGATGAAGTGCCGGCAGATTGGCCAACGCTAAACCCAATCGCGCCAGCCTGTGACTTTCTTTGCCATATTGCAGAACAGGACATGAAGGCATGAGTATGGCAACAAAACCAGCCGCGCTGATTGCTTGGGAATGCGGGCGCCCTAAACTATGTTGGGACTGCAACTTTTTTCACCGGGAAACCAACCATTGCCACAAGCACGCCGCAACGCCGCCCGCCGAGTTCCAAGAGGCGCCAAGCGCCTGCCCGGACTGGCGGGAACACGATCCATACGATGTGCAGCCAAGGGAGGTGCCATTCTGAAGGAAACTTTCCCAACCGAGCATGAGGAGCAGTGTGATTTCGTGCGATGGTTCCGGCGCAAGTTTGCGGACGTTCGCATATTTGCGATCCCCAACGGCGGCTATCGCTCTCAGGCGGCCGGCGCCAAGCTCAAGGCCGAGGGCGCGTCGGCTGGCGTTCCCGATCTTTTCGTGCCGGCTTGGCGGCTATGGATCGAGATGAAGCGCCAGAAGGGCGGTCGCATCTCGCCCGAGCAGACCGACTGGATCAAATATCTGGAGAGCCTCGGCCACACCTGCATCGTGTGCCCCGGCTCAGAGAATGCGCAAGCTCAGGTCGACGCATTCGCTGCCACGATAAAATAATTCGCGGCACTGCATTTTGTCTGTTGATCTTTAGGACGAACGGCCCCATACCAATCAGACCAGCGGGGCAGCGCCCCACCGAAAGGGAGATACCGACATGTTCACGCACGACAACACCGACTACATCTATACCGCCACCGAGCTTGCCACGTTGAACGAGGCACTGGCGATCCGCATTGAGGCGGGTGAACAGATCAAAGGCGCGATAGACGCCATCAACAACATCTGGTTTGACGGCGCGATTGCTGCCGATTTAATCGCCTGACACCAACCGGGGCACTGCCCCACCAACTGGGAGACGACCAATGTACGCATGGCTCAAAGAGGACATCGCCAAGCAAGAGTGGCGCGACAGCAAGCCGGCCGAGACCGCCGGCCCACCGCAGGCGCTCTGCCCGACCACGCGCTCGATCAACAGCGCCGCGTGGGCACTGCTCCACCCCACGACCGACTGGCTGCAGTGGCTGCCGCGCGAGGCCGCCCGCCGGCAGGCCATCGCCGCCTGCCGCAGCATCAGCCGCATCGCCGCGCAGGTGGCGGCATGAGCGCGCAGCACACGCCGGTGGCGCGATATGCTGACCTGCTGGCCGCTCTGCAGGAGTGCGCCGAATATCTTGACCGCTACGCCGACGTGATCGACGGCGACGAAGGGCAGCCCGAGGCAAACGACGCCATGCGTCTGCTGGCCTACGTGGACGACATCATCGCTAAAGCAGGAGACGACCAGTGACTGACAAAACGCGAGGCAACCTCGTCAATCTATTGCGTGCCGCGCGTGTCGCGGCGGACCTTACGCAGCTAGGAGCCGCTAAAGGCGCTCGCGTGCCGCGCGCAACACTGGCGCGCTTTGAGCAGGGCGAAGGGAATGTTTCCGCCAGCCAGTTAGCAAGTTTGCTAAGCCTCTTCGCAGCGCGCGGCGTCCGCGTCGACATCATCACGGGCACGATACAGATCAAGGAGACGACCAATGACTAACCGCATAGCCACCATCGTCATTTGCACCCTCGGCGTCGTCCTCGGCCTGCTGCTGTGGGTGTGCGCGTGGGAGGAGAAGGCTCGCCAGCGCGCCGAGGCCTACTGTCAGGACCATCAGATGGTGCTGGTAGACACACCCGCAGGCCAGCGCTGCGCGCCCCTGTGGGCACTGGAAAGGACATCCCGGTGACAAGCGACAACTGGCTGGCTTTAGCCATCCTCGCCCTCATAGGCACGGCCGCCTACATCATCGTCCGGCAGCCGCCCATCAACCTCGACGACCTTGATGACACCGACTGGTAAAGGAGCACTAAGCCATGACATTTATCGACCTAGATCCTGAGACGACGAAACGCGACATCGATTTCTGCCTTGATCTCGATGACGTTGAGACGGTCATCAACAAAGCCGTCTCGCGGTGGCTGCGTAAGCAGCGCCTCGAAATCTACCTAATGGACGGCCACATCGTCGTATTCCTTGAGGAAGCCTACGCCGACGACGATGAGCATTACACCTACCGCATACCTTACGCCGAGTTTTTTCATGAGCGTAACGAAGAGGAGCCGGACCTTCGGGACTTTCTTCTGCTCGGACTGAAGATCTACCGCCAGCGGTACGGCCACGACCCCGTAGAGGATGACGCATGATCCGTCGTGCCATCATTAGAGGTCGTCGCTTCTGGTGGCTGTACCCCGAGACGGGTCTGACGGTTCGCATATATGCGAACGACCGGGTCAAGAGCCAGATCTCGCAATTCGCCTCTACAGAGGCGCGCATGGCCAAGGAGGAGGCGCCGCCGCGTCGCACCAACCACTCGCCCCGGCCACCCGGCACCGCGCCGACGCTGCCGGCCGCTGATCGCAACATTGGCGACAAAACGCTAACCGAATTGGCGCATGATTTTGGTTGGGGCAGCGTCTACCGATTCACAGATTCGCTACGCAAACATCGCCGTGCAATCTATGAAACTGCTCGCGACAACGGCCGGGCGCGCGCCAATGCTAACCTGATGACACCAACGTATGAGGCACAGCCATGAGCATCAGTGAAATCATCAATCCTTGGGGCGCACTGCGCGAGGCTCGCTGGCTTTCCGCCAGCCAGGAGCGTGAGATCGAGGCCCTGTACATCAAGCTCGGCGAGGCCGAGACCAAGGCTTCCGAGGTCGCGACCAGCGAGCTGGTCATCCGCGTCCTGCGCTCCAAGCTCGAGCGTCTGGATGACACGCTCAAGCAGGCGTACTTCCGCGATCCCAAAACCGGCCGCTTCGGCCGCAAGGGAGAGCGCAAATGATCGCCGAGGCACGCGAGGCGTTCGCCCAGCGCGATCGGCTGCAGGCCGAGCTGGACGCCGTCAACGATCAACTGGCCAAGCTCAAGGCGCAGTACATGGAACGCACCCACATCTGGGGCATCCGAGATGAGCGCTTCCGCCACGAGATTACCAGGATGGGAGACGCATGAGTAGTTCTAGTGCGTCACTGCCGCGCCACTACTACGTCTGGGTTGATCGATCGTTCATCCGCGAGGGTGCCACCGGCTGGGAGCCGGCCGTGTGGTTCGGCCTGCACAGCCACCCCGGCCGCGCGTGGGGCTGTCACGTCATGCTGGAGTGCGGTGCATTCTATCGTGGCCTGGCGCCCCACGCCATCAGCTTCAGCGCCGACCCGGCATGCACCGATTGGACGCTGCCGCAGGCGCAGGTGTGGGACTGCTACGGCAGGGACTTCTCGCTGCTGGTGTACGACTATCTGGACGGGCTACGGGTGCGGGTGAAGAGCGGGGAGGCCGGTGAGTATCTGTTCACGGCGGTGCCGCAGGGTGATGCGTTCACGCACGATCCCAGCCAAGGCAAAGAGTTCATGTTCATCCGAACTACTGGCGATCGGCTGACCATCGTGCCGACGAATGATCTCTTGTTTGAGGAGCGGTCTTTCACCGTCGATCAAGGTTGGCCGCAGCTCAAGCGCTCCAGCGAAATCTGGTCGTGCGAGTGACCATCGACAACAAGGAACACAACATGACGACACAAGAGTTTCGGGCGATGAACCCGAACGAAGTCCGTGACGCCCGCCTGGCGCTGAGGCTGACGCAGCACGAGCTGGCAGTCTTGCTGCGCATGGGCGGCGACGGCAAGCGTTCTGTGCGCCGCTGGGAGGCGGGCATTCGCGAGATCAGTGGCCCGGCATCCGTGGCGATCGAGGCGCTGCTGACAGGATGGCGGCCAGGTAATTTGGATGTTGACGCTTAGGACGAACGGCCCCATAAGGGGACACCAACCGGGGCACTGCCCCACCACACAGGGAGACTACCAATGGCTACCGAACTTCGCGCCAACTACTATCGCCACAAAGGCCGCAGCGAACTGGACATTCACCACATCGGTTCGGACGGCATGCCGTTCAAGGTCGAGACGTTGGTCGTTGCGGGTAAGGCCGACGCCCGCCGCATCGCTGCAGCGCGTGGCGCAATCGAATGGAACTTCTAACTGGGGCAGCGCAGCGCGGTCTGCGACCCTTCTGCACAAACCTGTTGACGGGGGAAAAGATTTCCCCTATAAATAATACATCAGCAACGGGGCAGCGCCCCACCAACACGGGAGACACACCATGACCACCTTCACCATCATCGAAAGTAACAGCGGCCTTGTCTGGGGCACTGCCGTCGCCGACACCATCACGGACGCGTGCCGCCTGATCGACGAAAGCATCGGCACGCACGGCCTTTCCTACGAGGATGTTGGCCGCAGCGTGATCTACGGCGGCGAGGATCACTATGTGGTGTATGCCGACAGCACCGGCATCGACTACATGGCGGACGACTATGAGGCTGTCCATGCACTGCCCGTCGCCGGTTACGTCAAGCGTGGTTACAACGAACTGTGATGGCAATGACACCGGACGCTATTCGGGCAGCACGCCGCCAGCTCGGGCTAACGCAGTCTGGACTAGCGGCAGCGTTGCGGCTTGCCAATCCAGCCATAAACGGCAAGCGCACGATACGGAACTGGGAAACCGGGTCTACGCCGATCAGCGGCCCGGCTTCAGTTGCACTTGAAGCCCTCTCGTCAGGATGGAAACCAGATGCAGTTAAGGACGCCACGCCGTGGAACTTCTAGCCGGGGCAGCGCGGTGTACGATCCAGCGGATCATTGAGAGGACGAAGCCGTGAGCGAACTACGTTACATGCCGCTGATCAGCCCGAAGCGGATAGGCAA